CGAACTCAAACGACAAATTGAAGAGGGAGAAAAAAGTTGCATTGCTGGTAGCAGGCAAATCTTCTCAGAAGGCATCTCAGTCAACATCTTAAGTTGTGTAATTTTAGCAGGCCCAATTGCTAACGATGCACTACTAGAACAAATTGTTGGGCGCATACAACGTATGCATCCTGGCAAATTAGACCCACTAGTCATAGATATGAATTTTAGTGGACCAAGTGATAGAAAACAAAACAAGGATCGCCAAGCTTTTTATGCCCGCAAGGGTTGGGAAGTAACAGGCGCATAATATGTATTTAACATTTACAAACGCAAGCCCTGCACATAAAGGTAATAAGGTAGCAATACACAGAGACCTTATTTTAACAGTACATGAAGCGATGGTAACACGAGATGATGAAACACTAGAAATGGTTACTTTTATCTTTGGCCCGCCACATGGAACATGGGAAGTTACAGAATCACTAGAAGAAGTAGTAGCCATACTAAATGATTTAGCATAAAATTTTGCACTTGCAAGTTTTTTCAAAGTTTGGTATAATACTATCATGGCAATATTCTTTAACTTACAAACTCTAGAAAACGAAGCTGGCAGTGATTCTAATAAGTTTGTAGCACTACTTGAGTATCATTATTCAAAACGAGTGCCTTATAAATATTCCAAATATAAGCCTAGCAAAGTCCCACTAAACGGACACAGTTATTTACTTAATCCAACAGAGTTATTTAGTGATAAATCAACAGATGTTTTATACAAAGTACAATACATAAAACTAGCAGCCCGTAGAGATTATAGTTTATATAAACTATACAATTATAAAGCACTACAACTATCGTATTACCCAGATATAGTATACGATGCAATTAAAACTAACCCGTTATTGAATATAACACAATCAGAAATACTCTTTAAATACGAGTAATCTTTCATTAATCCAAGGATAAAACAATGGCATTAGCATTTACAGCAACTAAAGGTAAAGCAGTTAAAAACTCTCATGAGTCATACGTCTACAAAGACGGTGAAAATACAGTACGATTAGTGGGTGGAATTCTTCCACGCTATGTATACTGGTTAAAAGGCAGCAACAACAAAGATATTCCAGTTGAGTGCTTGGCTTTTGATCGTGAAAAAGAAAAATTCACAAATGCAGAAGTAGATCATGTTCCTGCATATTTTCCTGATAAAAAGTGCTCATGGAGCTATAGTGTTAATGCACTAGTGGATGGTAAAGTAGTTGTGCTAAACCTAAAAAAGAAATTGTTTGAGCAAATTTGTTCAGCAGCAGAAGACTTAGGTGATCCAACTGATTACACAACAGGTTGGGACGTAGTGTTTAAGCGTTCTAAAACAGGCCCCCTGCCGTTTAATGTTGAGTATACCTTAAGCGTATTGCGTTGTAAAAAACGTGCACTAAGCAAAGACGAACTTGCCATTGTTGAAGCAGCCATTCCTATTGATGCTAAGTTTATTCGTGCTACTCCTGAAGAAGTAAAAACTACTCTTGAGCGTATTACCAGTGGCGCTGAAGAAGAATCTGAAGGCGTTGATGGTGAAGCAGTTAGTGATTTAACTCAATAAAAAATAGCCGCTATAGGTTTGCACTTATAGCGGCTTTTACATTATGAAAATACTATTTACAGCAGACATACACATTAAACTGGGGCAAAAAAATGTTCCAGTTGAGTGGGCTAAGAATCGTTATGCTATGTTTATTCAACAACTTGCTGAACATAGTGCAGATTGCGATTTATTAGTACTAGGCGGAGACGTATTTGATCGTATGCCTACAATGGATGAACTAGAAGTTTATTTTGATTTAGTTGCTTCCATTTCAATTCCTTGTGTTATTTACGCAGGTAATCACGAAGCTTTGAAAAAAGACACTACTTTTTTTAGTTTTTTAAAGAAAAGTACTCAACGGCTTAATAGTTTAGTCACAGTTATTGATGACTATCACAGCATTAATAATATGGATTTTATTCCGTACAACAAACTAAAAGATTTTGAAAAATCACCACACTTAACACACGGCAACGTTTGCTTTACACACGTTCGCGGAGAAATTCCACCACACGTTAAACCTGAAATTGATCTTAGTTTATTAGATCGTTGGGACGTAGTACTAGCAGGTGACCTACACAGTTACGAAAATTGCCAACGTAATATTCTTTATCCTGGTAGCCCTTGCACTACTAGCTTTCATAGACATAATGTAGATACTGGCGTTATTATATTTGATAATATTACTCTTGAACATAGTTGGGTTAAATTACAGCTTCCGCAACTAATACGCAAAACTATTCAGGCAGGTGAGGATATGCCTGCCACAGACTATGATCACACCATTTATGAAATTGAAGGTGACATGAGCGCGCTTGGCGCCATGGCTGATAATAGTTTGATTGATAAAAAAGTGGTAAAACGAGAAACAGATACAGCCCTTATACTAGACCCTAGTATGACACTTGCTGCTGAACTACAAGAGTATTTACTTTATATCCTACAACTACCAGATAATACTGTGCTAGATATTTTACAAGTATTAAATAACAACATGGATAAAATTGCACTAGAATGATTATCTTTGAAGAAATTAGATGGGGCAATGCATTTTCCTACGGCCCTAATAATAAAATCAGATTAGACGGTACTCCGCTAACGCAAATTGTAGGAAAAAATGGTCATGGCAAAAGTTCAATTGCGCTAATTATTGAAGAAGTACTATTTAATCAAAATTCAAAAAAGATTAAAAAGTCAGATATTCTTAATCGTTATTCAAAAGATAAAAATTACACAATTGAATTAGATTTTAATAAAGATGGAACAAAATATAATGTTGCAGTTAGTAGAACAGGTACTGCTAGTAATATTAAACTTACTCGTGACAGTATTGATATTAGCAGCCACACTGCCACTGGCACTTATAAAACTCTTGAACAAATTCTTGGTTTTGACCATAAAACGTTTAGTCAAATTGTTTATCAAAGTTCGGTTTCGTCACTAGAGTTTTTAACTGCCACAGATACAGCTCGTAAAAAGTTTCTTATTGAATTACTAAACCTAACAGTTTATACACGTGCAGCTGATGTGTTCAAAGAATTAACTAGTGGAATGACTAAACAAGTTGAATCTGCTCAAACTAAGATCAATACTGTTCGTGCTTGGTTAAACAAGTATGAAAAAGAAGATTTAACCATTCGTGAATTAGCAGATGAACCTGCACAACCAACAGACGCAATTAATGAATTAACACTTGTCAACAATGAATTAAAAAACATCGAGTTTACAAACAAAAGAATTACTGCTAATAATAAATATCGAGAATTATTTGAAAATACTGTAGCAAAATCTATTTTAGCTCCTGTTACTTTATCGAACTCTGATGAATGGCACACAGATCAAAAAATCAAGCTAGCAGCATTGCAAAGTCAATTAAAAAATGGTAAAGCCTTGGCAGCTAAATGTGACGGGCCAACCAGTAAATGTCCTACTTGCACTCAAACAATTGACAATAGTACAATGTACCATATGGTTGAAGAGTTTGAGGCCAGCAAAATTAATTTATTAACAGAAATTGATGAAATAACTAAAATTATAGCAACAGAAACTAAGCTAAAAGCAGAGTGGGATAAATATAATGAATATATTCTAGAAATAGAAAAATATCATTATTTAATTGACAAAGACCTAACAACTACTTTACTAGATAAAAATGACCTAGAAAGCAAAGTTACTGCACTAGAAAAATCAATTTCAACTGTTAATAGTATAATTTCTAAAGTCAAAGCTAGTAATAAAACGATCACTGAACATAATTCTAAAGCTGCTGTTATATCTGCTCAAATGCAAGATATGAAAACTGAACTAGAAACACATACTGTTGATTTACTAGATAAAGCTAGTCAACTATCTAATTTGCAAGTTCTAGTAAAAGCTTTTTCCACTACAGGTTTAGTTGCCTATAAAATAGAATGTTTAGTTAAAGATCTAGAAGAACTTACTAATGAGTACCTTAACGAACTTGCAGATGGCAGATTTCAGCTATCTTTTAAAATTGCATCATCGGATAAATTAAATGTTGTTATTACTGACAATAGCCATGACGTGGATATCCTTGCTCTTTCTAGCGGGGAGCGTGCTAGGGTTAACGTTGCTACTTTGCTTGCTATTCGTAAACTTATGCAAACGTTATCTAATAGCCGTACAAATCTACTTATTCTCGATGAAACAGTGGAAAACTTGGATAGTGAAGGCAAAGAACGTCTTATTGAAGTTTTACTTAAAGAAGAAAACTTAAACACTTTTCTTATATCACACGGTTTTTCTCATCCATTACTAGAAAAACTTCAGGTAGTAAAAGAGAAAAATATATCAAGGATAGAACTATAATGGCAGTAGACCCCCGAGCCAAAGGAGCCCGAGCCGAGACCACAATTCGTGATCAGCTTCGCAAACTCACAAACTTGCAGTGGGAACGGGTACCCAGCTCAGGTGCCTTAGACCCTAAACATGGGCTAAAAGGAGATCTTTATGTACCTGGTGAAAAGAATCTTTATTCGGTAGAAGTTAAACATTATGAAGAAGATCATTTAACTAGCGCAATCTTAACAGGCAAGAGCCCACAATTCTTTGAATGGTGGGCTCAAGCTGTGCGTCAGGGTGCTCAGGTAAATAAAATTCCCTTGTTAATATTTAAACACGACCGATCAAAGGTATTTTGTGCCTTTGAAGATATGCCTAGCGGTGAGTACAGATATTTCTTTATCAATGCATTGGCATACGAAGTATATGTATCACTACTAGACGATTTTGTGACACACGAAGCACCAAAATTTATAGCTTGACCCACAGCTGCAAAAGTGGTATAATACACACATGACTAAAACTTTTCAACAAATAAATACCAGCAATGATCATTCACTAATGATTGTTGATTCACTAAATTTAGCTTTTCGCTATAAACATTCAGGGGCAGTTGATTTTTGCACAGACTATATGCGTACAGTAGACAGTCTTCGTAAATCTTATAAATCTACTAAACTTATTATAGCTGGAGACATGGGCGCATCAAGCTATCGCAAAGGTTTATACCCCGAATACAAGCAGAATCGCAAAGATAAGTACGCAGATCAAACTGAAGCAGAGAAAGAAGCTTTTGAATTATTCTTTGAAGAAGTTCAAAACATATTAATTCAATATGAATCAGATGGTAAATATCCAGTTGTTCGTTTCCAAGGTGTTGAAGCAGACGATATTGCTGCGTACATTGTTAGTAAACGCAAAAAATTCAATCTTGAGCAAATCTGGCTTATCTCCAGTGACAAAGACTGGGATTTGCTTGTTTGTCCTGGTGTATCACGATTTAGCTATGTAACACGCAAAGAAGTAACACATGATAATTGGCACGAACATTATGATTTTGATGTTGATAGTTATATTAGCATTAAGTGTCTTATGGGTGACTCAGGAGATAATGTGCCTGGTGTACCCGGAGTTGGCCCTAAAAAGGCTGCTAGTTTGGTCGAAGAATACGGCTCAGCCTATGACATTATTGCGGCGTTGCCTATTAGCAGCAAGTATAAGTATATTGCTAATCTTAATAATTTTGGCAGTGCTGGGCTTATGTTGAATTACCAGTTAATGGATTTAGTTACACACTGCAAAGATGCAATCGGTGAAGAAAATTGCAAACAATTAGATACAATACTGGAGAATTATCTTGTTTGATGTAGTAGTTAGATTAAATGATGTTAGAGCAATGCCAGTTCGGGCACATCCAACTGATGCAGGTGCAGATTTATTTAGTATGGAAAATGTAGATATTTATCCAGGCGAAACTAAATTAATAGATACTGGTGTGTGCGTCAAAATTCCCGCAGGTTATGTTGGATTAGTATATAATCGATCATCGCAAGGTAAAATTCATGTTGTAATTCCTCATAGTGTAGGCGTTATTGACAGTGATTATCGTGGTGTTATTAAAGTTTTGTTAATGAACCAAGGCGAAGATCCTTATAAAATTGCACGATTTGATACACGAATTGCTCAACTTGTGATTACACCAATTTTACTGCCTAATTTTATAGGATGGGCAGATACTGGTAAATGGGAAGATACAGAACGTGGTGTCGGCGGTTATGGCAGCACAAATAATAAAGGAAATAAATGACAGCAAGTACAAGAGCACAAGTAATTACACGAAGAACCTATAACAGACCTCTCTCAGATGATGGTAAAACATTTGAAACATGGGAACAAACAGTTGCCCGTGTAATTGATCATCAACAATGGTTATGGGAACGCGCAGCTAAACGTGAGCTGCTAGATACAGAATTTGCAGAATTATATGACTTAGAGCAATTAATGTTAGACCGTAAAGTATCTATGAGTGGTCGATCACTTTGGTTAGGTGGTACAACAGTTGCACAAAAACGAGAAGCATCACAGTTTAATTGTAGTTTTACACAAGTTGAAACAGTTTACGATCTTGTAGACGTGTTATGGTTGTTATTACAAGGTTGCGGTGTTGGATTTAAACCAGTAGTAGGAACACTAAATGGTTTTACAAAAGCCATTAAAAATATTCGTGTAGTGCGTTCAACACGTACTGAAAAAGGTGGACTTGAACATAATGTAGAAACATTTGTCGACGGCGTATGGACTATTAAAGTAGGTGATAGTGCTGAAGCTTGGGCTAAATCTATTGGTAAGCTAATGGCTGGCAAATATGCTGCTAAAGAACTAGTTTTAGACTTTAGTGAATTACGTCCTGCGGGCGAAAGGTTAAAAGGCTATGGTTGGATTAGTAGTGGGGATAGTGCTATTAGCACTGCTTATGTCGCTATTGCAAAAATTCTCAATGGACGCGCTGATAGCCTTCTTACACGCATGGATATTTTGGATATTGTTAATTGGCTTGGGACCATTCTTAGCAGTCGTCGTAGTGCTGAAATTGCTCTTTTCGAGTATGGTCAGCCTGAGTGGGAAGAGTTTGCAGTGGCTAAAAAAGATTGGTGGTTAACTGGCAATAGTCAACGTCAACAATCTAATAATTCATTAGTATTTAAAGAAAAACCATTATATGAAGACCTTCGAAAAATCTTTGATCTTATGGAAGATGCCGGCGGATCAGAACCTGGATTCATTAACGCAGTGGAAGCTACAAGACGAGCACCTTGGTTTTCAGGATGCAACCCCTGTGTGGAAATCTTACTGGGAAATAAATCCTTCTGTAATCTCACTGAAACTGATATCGGAAAGTTTAAAGGAAATACCGCTGGGTTACATGAAGCTATCAGACTTGCTGCCAGAGCAAATTACCGCCAAACTTGTGTGGACTTAAACGATGGAATCTTACAAGAAAGTTGGCATCTTAATAATTATTTTCTTCGGTTATGCGGCGTTGGCCTTACTGGTATTGCCATGCGTCCTGACATGGGTGGTTACGACTACGAGTTTCTCAAAAGAACTGCTACTGCTGCTGCCATTGGTATGGCTGATGAGCTTAACTTACCTAAACCGAAAAACATAACTTGTGTTAAACCATCAGGAACTCTTAGCAAAATCATGGATACCACAGAAGGTATTCATAAACCCCTAGGTAAATATATTTTTAACAATGTACAGTTCAGTAAATACGACCCTGTTGTCGATAAATTGCGTGCTGCCAACTATAATGTTATTAATCATCCAACGGATGATAGTGGTGTGTTAGTTACTTTTCCCGTTAGATGGGACAATGTTCCGTTTGCTAAAGTAAATGGAAAAGAAGTTAATCTTGATTCTGCTATAGATCAACTTGAAAAATACAAGTTAATTCAAACTAGCTGGACACAGCAAAATACTTCTGTTACTATCTCCTACTCACTAGATGAAGTAGAAGATATTATTCAGTGGTTGTTGCATAATTGGGATTGTTATGTTGGTGTAAGTTTCTTATATCGTACCGATCCTAGTATGACAGCAAAAGACCTTGGTTATCTGTACCTTCCACAAGAAGTTGTAGATGAACATACTTATAATGACTACGTCATTACCTTAAAACCAGTTGATTTAAATGAAACTAATAGTTTCGACGAAATCATTGGTGATGAATGTGCAACGGGCGCTTGCCCCATTAAATAAACTATTATGAACGAAAATCCAGATTTACACTTTACTTTTACTATGCAAGAAGCAAACGCTGTTCTTGCAGCATTACAAGAACTACCTGCTAAAATTAGTAATCCGCTTAGCAAAAAGATGACAGATCAAGCCACTGAGCAGATTGAAAAAATCAAAGCAGACATGGCTTCAGATGTAACTGACGTAGAATAAAAAAAGCCCCGTAATTGCAAGATTACGGGGCTTTTTTATTTGTTTTATTTTTTTCGGGCTAATTCGTAGTAGATGGCAATAGCTTTGCCTTCACGAACATTCATAATATGATTGCGTTTTTCTGTGGACCAACTAAATCCACCATCTCCGCCCCACATATCCCAAGCAACACGACCTTTACTTGGAAAACCTTCTTCACCACTATTAAATCCAGTAGCTTGTTTGTCTACTTCATGGCGGCTAAAAAAACTATACATACGTAGTACTGTATCTTCGCTTAGTGGTTCGCGGTCTTTTAATTGATTAGCTCGCGATAATCCTACTAGTGTACCACCTGGATGACCTTCTTCATGCCATTTTAATGCACGACGGGCAGCACTAGCCATGCCCTCTGTTGGTTTATATGTTTCTGCCATAATATCCTTTAATTGCGATACGCCATGATTATCTTTTTACAAATAGCAGAGCGTACAATATCTTCGTCTAAGAAATCGATAATTTCGATTCCGCTAATTCCTTGTAGTCGATTTACTGCATCCTCCAATCCAGAATCTGGAATATCAGATTGTTCAGTGTCACCACTAAAAATCATTTTGCAACCTTTGCCAATACGACTAAGCAACATTTTCATTTCTTCGCGTGTGCAATTTTGAGCTTCATCAACTAAGACAATGCAGTCATCAAAAGTAGTACCACGTAAAAAGCCTAGTGGAGTAGGTTCAATGTCTTTGTTTTTCAAACAATATTCATAAAACCCTTTACCTAGTGCACGAGTAAAAATACTGTCAAACGGTAGTAAGTACGGAGCATACTTTTCTTCTAGTGTTCCAGGTAAAAAACCCAGTCCACGGCCTGTTTCCACATTGGGTCGTGTTAAAATAATTTTTTGAACACGGCGGTGAAATAGTTCCGAAGCCGCATAGCTAGCCGCAATATACGTTTTACCCGTACCCGCGCTACCAATACCAAACACGATGTCGTTGTGTTTAATTGCATCTAAGTATTCTCCTTGTATAAAATTTAAAGGTTGTACTTCCTTAAATTTATAGTTGGAAGTATACGGATTTCTAGCATGAAAAACTTCCTCCTCAACTTCTTGTCTTTGACGAGTACGTTTACTACTATTATTTCTTGCCATAAATACCTTTATTTGGTTACTTTTTTAGACACGTGCTTTTTGTGCACTTTTACTTGTTTGCATTTTTTCTTTACACAAACTTGTTTTGTCTTTGATTTTTCCTTTGTAACCTCTGCAGCTTGCGCATTAATACACAATGCTGGCGCAATGCATAAACACAAACTTAAAATAAATTTTTTCATTAAAATCCTCTGTTAGTAATTACATGAAATGTAATGCTTATTAGTGGTACGATAATAGCTAAACATCCACTAATCCATAAAGTATTCATGACCAAGGCTGCTTTTGCCTCCCTGTCTCGATGTTTTCGATCTTCTTCTTCTTGTCGTAATTTTGCTCGCTCTTTGGCCATACGCGCACGTTCAGCCATCATTTCTTGCCAAACTTCTGCGTTGCCTGAGTAGAATAGTAGGTCTTTTAATTCCTTTTCATGTTGTCGTAAAGCCTTAGAAGCCATTGCAATTTTTAATGCTTCTGAGTTAATTTGAGCATCACTTTTATGCAGACTAGCCATTTTCATTTCTGTGCTAGCAGCGTGTACTTCATCTGCTGCACGATAAAATTGACTGAACTCTCCAATTAAACCATGTATATCTTTTCCTAGAGCTACCGCGGCTTTGATACCTTCAACAGCTCCTTGAGCTAACGCAAAAGCTGTGAATGGATCTATCATCTTACCTCCTATAGCGCAGGTTGTTGTGCTACAGGCACTACGGTTTTCTTATACACAGGTGCTGGTGCACTTTTCATGCTTGCAAAAGCTTCTTTACCATAAAATGCTGCTACAATTGCTGCCACCGACACAAAATAAGTTGGCGCCATATCACCTAAAATTTTAGCTGCTGTATCTAAATGTATGTATGTGGCTAACACAACAGCAAATGGGTATAGCAACATTCCAAATAGTGCAAACCAAGCCATGTTACGTTGCGCATCTTGACGTGCATCTTCATTTTCTAGTTCTATTAATTGTTGATCCATTAAGAATTCACTATCACTAACAGTACCATCACCATCTAAGTCATATTTTTCATATTCGGAGTTTGGTTGTAGTTTTTTCATTTTTTGGCATCCCTTGAACTAACAGAGTTTGAAGGCTCCCGAGGTTTAACAACAGGAGGTGGGGGTAATACAGGTTTAGGAATCTGAACACATACAGCTTTTATTTGAGGGTTTAATTGCTGGGTTTTAATTTCACTAATAGTTTTTAAACACGCAGATTCTTCTGGAAAATTGCCAACATATTGTATAGTTGGAGTAATTAACCCAAAGCTAATTAATACAATTGTCCATATATAATCCGGCATAGTTTACTCACTTTCAAATATACTTTTTTGTTTTTGATACCAATCTAGCCATGCTGAATTTTTTGCACTACACTCATGATATAATGTGTAGTTATCGGTAACAGTTTTTGTGTAGTCAATTATGCTTATACGATCACCTGTAAGTTGTTTTAAATTTTTACAAGGTTCTTGCAATAACTCAGGTGCCGTAGGAAAATTCCTAGCAACAGGCACTGTGGTAGAACAACCAGCTAAAAATAATAGTAGTATTAAAACTAATTTCATTTTGTTGCCTCATTGTGAGCGTTAACAATAATATTAGGAATTTCACAGTTTTCTATGAATTGTATGACTTCTTGATCACGTACTACTTCACGATCAATGTACTTTGTAATAGTATCACCACGTTCACGAATTACTTGAATTTGTTTTACAGTTTGGGTAACTATTTCAGTGTTAGTTACAGCAGACTTGGCTTCGGCTACAAGAACGCGTTTTTGTAGTTCTGCAATTTTGGCTTCCCACTGTTTGTCATTTTCAATACCACCTTGAAACCATACCGCCGCTACAGTTAAACATAGTGATGCTAACTGTAGCGGTAATTGGTAGGTGTTTATAAGTGGCACAAATTTAACAAAGTAACTTGCAACTAAACCTAATATACCTATAACAAGTACTACATCAAATACCCAATAAGGGAATAGTGTTAAGAGCCACATATTAGTCCTTGTCTTCGTTTCTTAATTTGATACCTGCTAATAAACCAATAAACCCACCTATTACGGTTTGAAAAGCTGGGCTTATTAATTTAAAAATTTCAGCATTATCTACAAGTGGATCAAATAGGCCAACCATTAATGTTGCTACCATACAGAGAATAACCGCGCACAGTGTCATTGTAACCATAGTGGTTACCACAAATGTTAACTTAGTTTTTTCCATTTAGACACCTAGTACTTCTTTGATATGTTCGTAGTGTTTAACACGATCTTCTAGTCCAATATAACCGCCATTAATACGTTTAGTCATAGCTTTAATATCGCCAGTATCAGCTAGTGAATTAAGATCATTACACTCCCAAAACCAGCAAGCACTTTGTACAGCACCTGCAAATGTTGCTAAATACTCTGGCATTTCTTCAAGCGGAGTTTCAATTGAATCCGCAAAGCTAAGGTAGTTGTCGTGACCAGTTAATTGAATTAATCCACGTCCACAATAACGGTAGCCATCACCTGAAGCTTCTGAGCCATTGCCCATGCGGTTAGCATACACACGATTAGCAATCTTTTCAGGTTGATGAGCATAGGCTTCAGCTAGGTCGCTAGTAGGAAAGTATTTGGGGAATACTTTTTGTAGGCTAGCTGCTTTGTAGTTTAAGTTTTCTTTAATTGCAGAGAATCCGCCGGACTCGTGCACGCATTGTGCAAGAAACGCGGCAATTCGTTCTGCGGTATTAATTTCATATTCTGGTAGAATAGCAATTAGGGCCTCATGCCAATCTGCCAAATTTGTGTTATTTGGCAAGATTTGCTTTAGCTGATGTAGTGTTAAGTCCATTACTGTGTTTCAATCCAGTTTACTGTAGCTTCATCCCACATATACATTTTTCCATCTGTGGGCATAGCCACAGGTGCTGTCCAATTACAAGTTTCTTCGTTTAATACCCAGCTTGCAAACGGTTTAGGCGGAATAAAAGCATTTCTGGTTTCATCAAATGAGTAACCAATTCCAGCATAGTTCTTACGAAAATTACCGTTATAGCTAGTTTGTTTCCATGTGCCACCAAACAAACGTTCGCAAAAAGCTTGTCCAATATATTCTTTTTCTGTACCGTCAGCACTGGCGGTATCTGCATTGCTTACAACGATAACTTGTGTAACAACGCCGTCTTCAATTTTAGCAAAATGTGCCATTTAATTATTTCCTGTAATTTTGTTAATAAACTCGCTATCCCAAATTGTGGGTATAGACTCCTCAAACGCCTTGATTTTTTCCATTGTTTCGGTGATCTCCGTCCAAGTTGGACATGGACGAAGATCATCCCAACGTGTTATGTTGCTATTGGTTATTTCCCACTTAGCATTTGGTCGGAGTAATTGCATTGCTGTTTCAATGCCATAAAGTTGATAAATTTGTGTCATGTTAGTTTAATTATAACAATGCCGCTGCCGCCAGCTCCTGATAAGTTAGTTGTTTCATAACCAGCAGCGCCACCTCCACCACTGCCAGTATTAGCTGTTGCCGCTGTACCTGCAGTTCCTGGATTTCCTGCACCACCAGCTCCACCACCGCCTGAGCCACCTGTTCCAGCTGTTGAATTAGCTCCACCACCACCTCCACCAGCATATATAACACTTGTACCTGACATTGTTGAAGCAGTACCGCTGCCACCATTGCCACCACGCGTACTTACAATACTAGTTTCTCCAACTGTTGAGGAACCACCACCACCACCAGCATTTGCTCCAGGAGAGGTGCCGCTGCCACCTGCATAACCTTGTCCACTAGTACCAGCACCACCAGTATAAGGCCCGCCAGTGTCATCTCCACCGCCGCCTCCACCACTGCCTCCAGTTCTACCAGCAACTGCTCTTTGACCTGCACCTACCCCATAACCTCCACCACCGCCACCTGTTGAAGTAATTGTACTAAATACTGAATTACTGCCATCACCACCAGATGATTGAGTAGCATTTGATGAAGAATTTCCTCCAGCTCCTACGGTAATTGTATAAGTTGTATTAGCTGTTAAAGCAAGTGCTGTGCCAGTACGAAATCCACCAGCACCACCACCTCCGCCTGTATTTTTTCCACCACCGCCGCCGCCACCTGCAATTACTAGGTAGTCTGCAGTTGCAGCCGTTGTAGGACTTCTAAAAGTACTGCTTGCAGTAAAAGTAAATACTGTGTTTTTTGGTACTTTATATACTAAGATAACAACGCCTGAACCACCACTCATACCACTGGTACCGCCGTTACCTGCACCGCCACCGCCACCGCCTGTGTTTGCGGTTCCAGCAGTACCCGCTGTATCTTTATTAGCTCCATCGCCTCCACTACGTGCAGGTGTTACTCCACCACCGTATCCACCACGTGTTGTACCTGTGTAGTGACCACCACCACCTCCACCACCTGCATAATACGCAGTAGTACCTGTAATAGTACTAGCTATACTTAATCCGCCATCACCAGCTGGACCAGAACTAGCTGTAGTACTAGGACCACCCGCTCCACCGGCTCCACCTCCACCACCACCCATTTGATGGTTTCCACCGACTTGTGAACCTGCTCCACCAGCGTAACCTTGTCCAGCAGTACCTGAACCGCCAGCGCTACCAGTTACTCCACTTGTGGGGCCTGAACCACCACCACCACCTGAACCACCTGTTCCGCCTACATTAGTACCAATACCACCTGGGGCACCATAGCCACCACCAAGGGATATAATACTAAAAGGGCTAACGTTGCCAAATGCAGTACTATTAGTATTAGTTATAGCTAGTGCACTAGTACTGCTATCAGTTAAAAATGTTCCGCTTAATAATAAACTAGTTTGCGTGCCAGTAATAGCAGTAATATTAGTGCCTGCAGCTTGTGTAGCTGTTAATGGCGAATTAGGAACTGTAAATGCACCTGTGTATACTGCGACGCCTTTAGTAATCCTAAGATTACTAAGATATCCACTATACTGAAAATTAACTGTGGCAACATCATCATACCCAATTCTTAAAGCTTGTGATGCTGATGTAGGTAATGATATAGTTACCGGGCCTGCTGCTAAAGTTCCATTAATGTATATTCTTGCACTGCCAGCATTACATACTATTGCTACATGATACCAAGTGTTTAATGATATAGTACTGGCAGAAGTTTGAATACCTGTAGGACTACCACTATAGGGTCTAAAAAAGCCTATTTGCCCACTATTGATATAACTTACATCCCAGCCAGCAGCGTCACCATTAGCACCTGCCATCAACATACGACATTCATTGCCTGATGTAGGAGTAGCTGTAGAATACATCCAAAATTCTATAGTCCAAGTACTACCAGATAAATCAAATGCACTAGATGATGCAGCTGTTAATTTAGCTCCACCAGTAAAATTATAACTATTACTAGTCATTAGTGACGTATTTCCGCCTACAGCTTGAGTAGAGCCCCCACTACCTATGGTAATAGTATATGCGTTACCTGGAGTAACTGTATAACCAGTAGCAGCTTTATATCCACCAGCACCACCCCCACCACCACCTGGTGAAGCACCGCCACCACCACCACCAGCTACTACTAAGTAGTCTAGTGATGTAACGCCAGGAGGTACAGTCCAAGAACCACTAGCAGTAAACGGGTGAATAATTGTATATCCGCTAAGACCACCAGTTAAAAAGAAATTTCGTGATATAAACATTATGCAAACGCCTGTGCTATGGAACCGTACCAGTATGTACCATCACTAACAAAAGTTAAGATATCCCAACGACTTGCAGTAGTAGTAATTGTAGGCGCAGTTCCACCAGCATACTTAACACCGGTAAATGTGCCTGTAAACGAACCTGCACCAGTGCTTAAGATTAGGGTAAATGATTTACCCGCACTTACAGTAGGCATTGTAAAAGTACAATTACCTGTAAGCGTGCAAGTTTGTAGTGTGCCGTTTGTTAATGAAATTGTTTGTGCAGTGCCGCTATTTCCAATAGCTACCACACCTTCTGTGTATTGACCACTCAGGGTTAGGTTATTAGTAGTTAACCCATTGGTTCCGTCCATTACGATTGCCATAATTTATTTCTTTCTTTTATTGGGTTAACTAGGATTTGTTCTATACCTAATATCATTTATGATCCTTTTGGATATTTATTTTTTACTACTTGAATTTTTGCTTTCCATGCATCAATTCCTTCGTGAAAAATTGTATCAAACTGATCTGCATAAGATGGGTATTCTGATTGACGTTTTTCAATGTAATCATGAGAATTCAAGTATGCTTGAACAAGTACCTCATCATAAATAACTTTATTACCTGCAACATCAAATGCCTCATCGCCGGAGATACTTACCACATTAGGGTAAGTTTTATAAATTGCTTCGTGTTTGTTCATGCTGCAATCTCCATCAAAATAACTGTTATTGGTGTTCTAGTTGAATCATTAGCAATATCATTATTACGACCATCTTGATTTAAATAAATTGTTACTGAACTATTTCCGCCAAGTGAAAATGTATAAGTCACTGCACTTGTAGAAGCCGGTGAATCTAAAAACATAATTGACCCGGATTGACCACGCCATGTAGCACCACTATTTGCAAGACCACCTGCTATAGAACCAACAGCCCTGTTACTCGCAGCATCACCAGCATCTATTTTTGTTCCATTGCGAAACATAAAAATACCCCAAGTCGAATCACCACTTCCACTAATTTGACCAAAATTTGCTAAAATTAAAACTTTACTTGATGTTGAACTTGGTGTAATTGAGGCAGAAAGTCCAGTGATTGTTGCTGGAGAGCTTGTGCCTGATACTGTAGAAAACGTATCTGTTTTTGCAGTTTGTACAACTTGTAGTACTTTTCCTACTCTGGTAACATTAGTTAATATTGTACCAGTTTCAGCGGGTAGTGTTAGCGTATAATTACTTGCGGTAACCGGAGCAGCTAGTGTTATTGTACCAGCTCCAGTTGCACTGGTTTGAAGTGATATTGCACTCATTAGTGCTCCTTTAAATAATTGTCCATACTGAACCAGTAGGAATTGTTACCACAGCACCTGTGGCTATGGTAATAGGTCCAAAACTGCCAGCATTTTTGCCACTGGTAATAGTATAACTGGTATTAACCGTTTTGCCTACTTCTGAAAAAACTCCATCAGCACCGGATGAGCCTCCAGTTGCTGCAATGGTTTGATTTGGCCATGTTCCAGTAACGGTGATATTTGTACCAGCTGTTAGTGGGCCACTTGATAATACTCGAGCATTAGTCATGCTATTCCTTTAAAATGTTATACTGTTATATTTAATAACCGCTATTATTCATATAGCCATTATATTTAGTCCATGTAGTTCCTGTGCTATTTCCAATAAATACAAACGATGATAATGCTGTAAAAGTAAAAGCAAGTAAACTAGCTGAAGAAGAATATATACCAGTAACACCTGAAGTTGGTGAATCAAAACTACCAACTAAATATTCTATAACTTGCTCGCCATAGTAATTAGCTGGATTAAAAATTGTAATTTCGTATATTCTGCCTGAGCTGCCGGGCGTTCCACTTGTTCCTGAGTTCCCCTCATAGCGAAACCTAGTATATGATGTGCCACTGTTAAGGTATGCTATTCGTTGATAACTATTATCACCTGCAGCCATCATAATTTTATTAAGTGCAGGATTACTAGCGCTTAAACCACTGTAGTTACTTGAACCGCCACCAAAAGTTATGTAACCATTTGAACCAATAAATGCTGCAGTATAATTTGTACCATTAAATGTAAATGTAAAAGGAATAGTAGCAGTAACGTTGCCATCATCATTATTTGCGTTTTGTAAACTAGTCCAACCTGACGGTGTCCAACTACCTGCGCTGCCGGTACCTAAAACTGGTGATTTAGTTGTTGCTGTAATAAAAGAAGATGCGCTTGGTGGTACAAGATTTGGCCACGTACTAGATGATTTAGCTTGAATAATTTCATTTGAAGACCATCTTCCACTTGCTAAAGAAGTAGTAGGAGTATTAATAGTAGAAGACCTAATGGATCCATTCCAATTTTTCATTGTGCAATTGCCTTATATTATTTTAGAATGTTATTGAACCTGAAGCAGTCCATTTATATATTCTATTACCGCCAACAATTGTTACAGTTGGGCTTCCTGTTGTAGATGCTGCTACATTAGATGTTGAAGGATAACTTAGTATTACAACACCTGAACCACCTGTATAGGAATTACCGCCACCACCATCGCCACCACCTCCACCGCCTGTGTTTGCAGTTCCAGCACTACTAGCACCACCAGCACCTGTTCCGCCGCCGCCTAAACCACCGCTTGCTCCACCACTACCTAATCCTGGACATCTTTGTCCACCACCACCGCCTGCATAGTATGTTGCAGTGCCTGTAATATCTGACTGTAATCCAATACCCCCATTACCGGAATTGCCCCCGCTACCTGTTCCTTGAGCACCCCCTACTGCACCTGCACCGCCGCCTCCGCCTGCACCTGTGTTACTTCCACCAGCTCCACCACTATTGCCTTGACCAGATATACCTATACCTGCAGTAACATTACCGTCTGCTCCACCGCCACCACTTCCACCATTAGCACCATTACCACCACCATCGCGACTAGCACCGCCTCCGCCGCCAAATCCGGTATAAAATGGACTAGTATTATTAAATGCAGTACTGCCAGTATTAGTTATTGTAAGTGCATTAGTACTGCTATCAATTAAAAATGTTCCACCAAGTAATAAACTAGTTTGTGTACCTGTAATAGCAGTAATATTAGTCCCACTACTTTGCGTAACTGTTAATGGAACCACAGACGGTGCAAATGCACCTGTATATACAGCTACACCTTTTACAATACGCAAGTTAGAAATAGAACCTGGAAAATACTCACTACCAGCATAATTAGCACCTACTTTTGGACTTCCTGATCCATCTGCGCTATTTCCAGCACCAGTTGTAGTATCTACTAACCTACCATTAAAAAAGGTCGTTACAGTTGTACCTGATCGGCATACTGCAATATGCGTCCAAGTAAAAGGCGTGATAGCAAGGGTGCTAGAATCAGGGCTATTTTGAGTATATATTTGCCAACAGAATCTAAGATTTGAACGAAGAAAAAATTGATAACTTCCGCTCGAGCCACCCCAATTTGAAAATATTTGACGAGCAGTGGTAGTAGCTGCAGAATTAAGATAAATCCATGTTTCGAATGTAAAATCTCCTGTTCCAAGCTGAAGTCCTGCATTGCCTGTTACTGTTAAGTATTGACTAGTGCCATTAAAACTATAACTATTGTTAATTAGTATTTGTGAATCACTACCATTTGTGCCTCTATTGCTGCCACTTGTACCACCAGCACCACCAGCACCAACTGTAATTGGGTAAGTAGTGCCCGCAGTAACTGCAAGACTAGTATTAGTTACTAATCCACCAGCTCCACCACCTCCACCACCATTTGTACCGCCACCACCGCCGCCACCTACTACAAGATATCGTACAGAAGATGTAACACCTCCTGGAACTACAGGCCAAATACCAGATTGTCTGGATTGGATAACTTCATGGGAATCCCATTTTCCAGAAGCTGCATCTAATGTAATAGTTGCAGCAACTCCAGAACGAATAGACCCTTTCCAGTGGTTCATTATGTTATTACCTCAAAAGACGCAACAATATGTAGGGCATTTGCAGTAGCACTAAAAACACCTAATGATTGGTTTTCTGTTATGTAAAATGATGCTGCTTTATCTGAAATTACTAGTGATGCTCCACTAGGTACTACTATATTATAAGCTAGATAGTATATTGCTGTTGATGAAGCAAATGTTGGGTTGTTACCTATTGCTAGGTAACAACTTGCAGCCGTGCCTGTAACATTAGTTGCAACTACGGAACCCACTTTATGGATAGTTCCAGCAGCAGGGGTTAACCCTGTTAGTGCTGTTGTACCATTGTAGGTCCACGTAGTAATACCGTTTGCCGCTACAAAACTAGTAACAGAAGTTGTTGGAATGATATAAGCTGTATTTCCATAAATAGAAGTTACACTAATTATATTTGGGTTTGCCATTTTTTATCCTTAAAAGCCAAAGATCATGGCCATTGCTATACTTTTTCCAGGTGTAGCAACGCCAGTTAATTGACTACCACTGCCTGTAAACTGTGTTGCAGCTACAGTGCCACTGGAATTAATATTACCTGCTACACCTAAACCACCACCTACGGTTAATGCACCTGTTGTTGAGCTTGTGCTTGGAGTTACATAACCTGCTGGAGGCATTGTTATAGTACCTGTTCCAGTAAAACTATATATTCTATAACCACCAGTTACTGTAACAGTTGGACTGCCTGTAGTAGTTGCTGCTGGATAACTATCTGAATAACGAATAATTACTACACCACTACCACCATTAGCTCCTGTTAATGCTGCAGTAGCTTCAGTAGCACCGCAACCACCACCACCGCCACCGCCTGTGTTAGCAGTTCCAGCTACCGAATTGGTAAAGGGTGATAGATTATTTGCACCAGCACCTCCGCCTCCTAATCCACCTGCTTCAAGACCATTTCGGCCCCAACCACCACCACCACCTGCATAGTATGTTGAAGTACCAGTAATAGATGATGTAGTTCCGATACCGCCTGCAGTAGCTGAACCAACAGCACCCGCACCACCACCGCCACCTGCATCACCTAAATAACCATCATAACCCTGTCTTGGGGGACCTGCAGTTCCAGCACCAGCAGCACCGCCATTTATACTAGATCCACCACCAGATCCGCCAGCTACACCAGATTTACTTTGATCACTACCACCACCACCACCACCAATGGCAGTTATAGTAGTTATTCCAGTACCCGCAATACTTGAGTTAGTACCGCTTCCACCTGGGGCAGTATTACTTCCTGTTCTACCAGTACCACCAGAACCAACTGTTATAGTATACTGTGTACTGGCTGTCATTGCAAAACCAGTACCACTTAATAATCCACCAGCTCCACCGCCACCACCTGAGTCATATCCACCACCGCCACCACCAGCTACTACTAAATAATCAATAGTAGCAGCAACTCCGGGATTAAGTCCGCCTATATTAACATTACCAGCTACTCCAGCACCTCCAGATACCTTTAAAGCACCTGTTGAATATGAAGTAGACTGTGTTGTATTAGTTAATGCTAAAGCCGCTGTAGCGTCAAAACCACCTATAGTATAAGTTACTAAATCTACTGTATCTCCAGCATTAGCACCTACAGCTAGGACAACAGATGTACCACTAGTAGCAGTATAATCGCTAGGAGATAATCTTACACCATTAACATAAATGTCAACATAAGGTGCTGTATAAGTTGCGCTAAATGTAGTTTGTGCTGCTGTTGCTGTATAAGAGTAGGTTGTTAAACCAGCTATAGTAGCAGTACCGCCACCACTGCCTGAGCCAGAAACAGTTACAGTAACTGCACCACTTGTATTAGTTGATGTAACTCCTGCCCCAACAAAATTAATACTAGTTGCAGATGATGTTAATAAAGTACCTTCGTCTGATACTGAAATAGAACCACCACTTGCTGTAGATGCAATAGTTTGATTAGGCCATGTGCCACTTACAGTAACATTTGTACCTGCAACTAAACTAACTTTTGCAGAATCAAAACCTACGTAATCAAAGTCCCAATCAGCTGCTGTAGTAAGTGTTGTACCTATACAGGTTAAAAGAACCGTTACTCCAGCAGGTATTGTACCAACTGTATTTAATCCCGAACTTTGAACAGTAACAATTCCTGTAGAGTTATTTTCAATACTATAACTTATTCCAGTTGCTAAAGTACTTGTTACAGGTAAAACAACAGTTTGTGTTGTGGTACCAGTAAAAAATTGTTGATGTGTACTGGTTGCTGTTAAAGTTGTTGTACCTGCTGCAGTTGCAGTTGTTGTATAACCTAACTTAATATTATCAATAACTGGAAGAGTTAATGTTTTGTTTGTTAGTGTATCTGTTGTAGCACGACCAACTAGTGTATCAGTTGATGTTGGTAGTGTTAGCGTACCTGTGTTAACAATAGTGCCAATAACTGGACTAGTTAATGTTTTATTTGTTAGTGTATCTGTAGTAGCACGACCAACTAATGTATCTGTTGAAGTTGGTAGTGTTAGCGTACCTGTATTAACAATACTGCTAATAACTGGACTAGTTAAAGTTTTGTTTGTTAGGGTATCTGTTGTGGCACGACCAACTAATGTATCAGTTGACGTTGGTAGTGTTAATGTACCTGTGTTAACAATACTACCAATAACTGGACTAGTTAAAGTTTTGTTTGTTAGTGTTTCTGAGCCTGCTAATGTACTTAATGTACCAGAAGTTGGTAAAGTTAACGAGGTAGTAGCAGTAGCAGTAAAAGTTCGCGCAAATGCACCAGCATGTGTAACATTGCCAGCTAGTGATAAAGCATTGGTTCCATTAACAGTAAGGTTACCTGGAAGCGTTGTATTACCGCTTGCGTCTAATAATGTTAAAGTTCTTGTTATACTTGTAAATGTACCACTATATTGGCGGAAATATATTGGTTCATTTGAGTCATCCGCAGTATCAAACGATACATAACCCGCATTACCTGCTGTTCCACCTACTAATATTCTAAAGAAATCATTATCAGCAATATTAGCGCGTATTATTTCAAGAGTATTTGATCCAGTTACAGTAGCAACAA